GGACAGTTAGTACCGTAAGTATCTTCTCCTGCCACTTCCCACCTGACAGCCATTACTGGAAAGAAATCGTATCCTTTCTCAGATAAGAATTTATCAGGATATGACATTGCATAACTTGAAGAGTTATTAGTAGATGAGATGCCTTTCTCATAATAAAGAGACTGATATCTTTTAAACTTAGACTCCATTTTATTAGGAGAGTACTGCTCATTAGGTAGGATAAAATGACAGATATCTACCTGAGTCTCATGCTGATGTTTCATGTACTGATTTTTGACAGCATCTGAAATATTAGACCAGTCAATAAATGTAGGATCATTAGGATAAGTACGTCCAAACTTATCCACAATTTGACGCACAGTCATCTGAAATTCTCTAAAAAATACTGATACCTTTCCTCTCTTATCATTAGCAATCATAAATGAGCCGATAGGAAAGGAGATAAAATTAACAGTACTTTCAAAGTCTTCTTCCATGAAAATACATCCAGTCCCAAAAGTTCCTAGATCCGCATACAAAGTAGGAAGTACGTTATATAGATTCGACTTTAGAAAAGTCATTCTAATCTTATCGCCTACATCTTTAAGATAGGCTTTTACATCGGGCTGTTCGTTAAGGTCTTCTTCAGATGTTGTAAGCTTAAACCATTGACGAGCAGGAGAAGTAACTCCTGTCATCATGCCTGATGATAAGGTCCTAGCTGCCATGCTTGCTGTAGCATCAATGATCATAGATCTTTTATTCTGACCATCATTGACATCAGAGACAAAAAATCTACCTCTTCTTGGGAGAATATAGTCAGATAGCTCTCTCCAATAATTGCGAAAGCTTGTCCTTTCATTTCTAAGCTGAGCTTCAATTACGTCTAGCCTTTGACGTTTAGACAAAGCACTATTGTAATTGTATCCATATTCCATCATGTTACAGTCCTAATAAGTTTTTTCTCCCTCCAGAATCTCCTCCGACTCCTCCGAGAGATTGACTTAAAATTGTAGATTCCCTACCAGTAGTTCTAGATCTTCGTCTTTGACGTGCTCTAGCTTTGAGCAAAGCTTCAGAAGCTTCTGACTCTGCTCCTTCTTGTCTCTGCCTAGATTCAATATCTGACATCATTTTTCGCTGTGCTGCTGCTGTCGCTCCTGCAATTCTTTTAGCTTCTTCTTTTGCAGCTTTTGGTTTATCTACCCAATCTTCACCAGCTTGAGCAGTAGCAGCAGATACGGGATCAAAGATAGCTGCTGACTTCTTTCCAGTTGTAGCTTGTACAGTACCTTCAGCTATTGTCCCATAAGGGTTATAAAAAAACTTAGCTACTTTAACTGCTGATTCAGCAGATTCTGTAACATTTTTGATATCTTCAATTGCTGACTTGAAAGGATTTCCATCGCCACTCATTACAGTCTCCTAATATAGGTTATCTCTAACTTCTCGTATTTTAAGTATTCAAGTACTTTGCTCCAGTCATTTTGGCAGGGTACAGATTGATGTATAACCTGTACTCCCATATCTTTTAGCTGAGATTCACAGTACTTCAAAAAAGACAAGCCTTTTCCTCTTTTGTCTTTCTTTATAAATAGTACATCTTGTTTAGCATGGATGCTAGTCTTATGATGACAATGAGGGTAAAGGAAGAAAGCACAATAGCCTATTAGCCTTCCCCACTCTCTTACAGTGAATACTTTTAAAGCATCGGCATCTTGCATACGTCGATACATATGTACATCAATATCTAATGACGCACCAAATAGATCAACTTCTCTATGATGCTCTTTAAATAGCTCAATGGCATGAGGATAAAATAAATGGAAATCTTCTAATGCGTATTCGTAGTCAGATGTTTGCAAAAGGATCATACTCCGATTCTAAACGATTTTCTCCGTTCATCTTTCTGATGTACTCAAACTCGTCTGCTGCTGGCATGTCATCCATTGCAAAGGTTAGAGCTAGAGCATCAGCAATATCTGGAGAAAAGCCTAGTCTTTTCTTTACTTGGTCTTTTTCTTCTAGAGCTAACTTACCATTTTTAAGAAAGTATTGAACAGAGATTAACTCTTTTTTAAGTTGATTGCACTTAGGAAGAGCTCCTCCACGTTTAACCCACTCAGCCATTTTTAGCCACATTTCAGATCTTTTATTGAAGTATCTAGGATCTGTAGCCTTACCAGCAAAGTGTATTCCTGTAGGATTGTGTCCAGCTAATATCAAGGAGTCAATAACTGATCCACCAAAGCCTCCAGTATCATCAATAAATTCCATTTCAGATGACCATTTAGCTTTAGCTCCTACCACTCTTGCTGCTATTTCAGGACCATTAGCATTTCTCATCCTAGAGTATTTAAAAGCTGCAAGACCTTGACGAGGAAAGATTATCGTAGAGTCCATCCCTCCTCTAGCGACATCGACTCCAAGTCTTTTTTGTGAGTACTTGTAATCACTGTCTCTTAATGTCCTCTCCATAGCTGTTTCTACTTCCTGGAGGGAGAGTAGCGATTGTAATGAAGATTCAGGGAAATGACCTAGAATATAGGACGCTACCCAAGGATCATCGGCTCCATATTCTTCTATTTGCTGTCTAGCCCATTCAATATCGATACGTGGAGATCTCTCTTTGTCATCTGGATCTCCAGTAATTCGTATGACGTGCCAATTTTTTGACGTTGATGCAGCATATAACATACCGTCTAAGCTGATAGGGTTTCCTGCTTGAAGTACTTTAACAAAGCCTCCTCGAGCTATTGTCTCACCTACTGCTTGCTCTGCTGCTTTAGAGATCTGGACTGGAATATCTCCAGATTCGTCTACTAAGAATAAAACATATTTCGAGTGAATACCTGATAACGTCTTACCAAGAGTCTCAGGATCTGCTGTTTTTGGAAATGATCTTGCTGATAAAAACCAAGTCTCCTTATGGTCATTAGCGAAGATCCGAGATTGAGTCCAGGTAAAAGCTCCTGATAAATAAGGTGAGAGATTTTGCCACTTAGCAAGCTCTACCCATAAGTTATCTTTAAGGTTATCCCACGTTACAGATACGCAAGCTCCTTTAGGATGCTCTCCTTTCTCACCATAGCAGCTTAAGAAGTTCCATCCGCACCATGCTAAGACTGCAGACTTTCCTGGACCAGCACAAGCTTGTAAAGATATCCTGATTTTCTCTCTATCTCTTGAAGCAAAAGCTCTAAGACTTCTTTCTTGCCATTTATCAGGAATAACTCTAAAGTTATCTCTAACAAAAGAGACAGGATCTTGTCGCCATTGTTTAATCTTTATAAGGGCTGTAGATCCAGACATCATTCAAAGAAATACCTTATTAAATAAAAGTTCCAAAAACATCTTGGTTATATTCAACGCCAAGCAATTTTAGCTTTTCTACAAATTCTAACTCGTCATCATAGATTGTCAGCGTATTTTGACCAGTCACAATTTCCTGTCCTGCTTCTAGCTCTCCGTAATGAACACTTGTGTCATTTGCAATAAACCAACATTTTTCTAGTGCTACATGTTTTTTCATTAAATGCCTCCACCGTCAGCAATTGACCAGTTATGATCTGTAATAAGCCTTTGCCTTGCCGCCTCCGCTGCACTTCCGAGTGTGTATTTGGAGTTTCCTCCATTAAATTGAACATTATTTAAAACAGCTTGAGACTCCCACCCGACAAGTAAAGCATCATAGTTTGCCGTAGATAATGTTACGCTTGCAAACATATTTAAAGCATTAGTTAAATTGGTTACATTCCATAACCCTATGTTCTGATTAAAATTTAATGCATCATTAAACATGTTAGCCATATTCGTGACGCTTGATGTGTCCCAGTTTCCAATGTCTTGATTGAATGAAGTTGCACCAGAAAGCATACTACCCATATTCGTTACGCTGGATGTGTCCCATGATCCTATGTCTTGATTGAAAGATGATGCTCTTCTAAACATGAAGACCATGCTTGTGACGCTGGATGTGTCCCAGTTTCCAATGTCTTGATTAAATGATGATGCTCCGTTAAACATATTAAACATATCTATAACATTTGAAGTATCCCATGATCCTATGTCTTGATTAAATGAGGTTGCACCAGCAAACATACTTTGCATGTTTATAACGCTTGATGTATCAACCGCCCCGACATTGGTAATTCTTGTACAAGAATCGAACATTTGAGAACAATTACCAACAAAAGCCACACTGTCATTTGCTGAGATGTCCAAATTTACACAGCCCCTAAATGATCCTACGCCACTACTAAATTTCCATTTATAGCCCCATCGAGTAATG